TCCGGAACAAACCAAGGTAGATCGGGGTAACGATTCAATTCGTTTCTATTGTTCTTAATGAACATTTTCTTGGCTTTCAACCACAAAGAAGGTGGACATGAGCTTTTTAAATCTCTTGAAAGGGCGCCTAATTTTGAGAGCGTAACCTTATTTTGACCGTCCTTAGATCTTCCAAGTACAAGACCCATATTAACATATTTACGGGTGTACCATATTCCTGATTTATGATCTTTTTCGAAAATAACGGAATTTATTGTGCAAAAGCTTCTAGAAAAATACGTTTTTCCCACACTTGACTCAAGTCCAGCAAACTTACATTTAAACTCCCAAATAGGGCGTAAGCTTGGATCACCAGTCAACAAACAATCATCACCATTAATTAAAAGAGGGGCTAAAGCCCCTGGTGTTTGTACATTGTTAGTAACTCGGTAAACTTTCTTTGAACTTAATTCAAGACATAATCGACACAAAGCCGCATTCGCAATACAAAGAAAAGGGAAAGATATTATACTTCCCATAAGCTGACCCTCAGTTTGAGGTAAAAAATTAGCTTTATTGTAAACGAAATCACCCTTAGACGCCTTACAAAATACATGGCGTGGGTCGAGCTTTTCAGCCTCAAGTTTGTCAATCTTTTCTCCTGATTCGACAAAAATATGTTTCGTTAAGGCCTTAAGAAACAGCGCCTTAATGGATACAAAGAAGTCTTTAGGAAGAACTTCTAAGTCCTCAGCAGGTATAATCCATGGTAGAATTTCCATGAGCTCGTCTAAAATGGTCTCTGAGACCCACGAGTGTAACCTATTTGTGCTGGAAACATAATCCCCGGATAAAGCAATAAAATTGCTAGGTATGTTAAAAAGAACCCGATTTACATCATCTTCTGTAACGGGACGGCCTATAAGGGCAAAACATTCGTTTTTCTTTAAAACAGACCACATCCATTTTTGAAAGGGCTTAAGTAATGTGTAGAGTAAAGGAGGGCCTTTAGATATGACACGAACCTTTAGGGGTTCGGCCAGGCCGACAGGTAAAACCAGTGGTACCTCTAATAGAGAAGCATCCCAAAGTTTTTTATACATGTCTTTCCATGTCTCCTTCAAATCTGTGGGGTCAACAACAAGTATCGTCTCATCCATAGTTGGTTCAAAACCACGTTGAGATTCGATTTCGTAATTCAATTGCTCACACTTTCCAAGTGTACCGTAAAATGAAGACACCCTACCATATAAAGATCCAATATGGGATCCAAACGATATACCAGAACTCTTTTCTCCAAAAAAGCCCTGACCATAAAGTTCAGAAAGTGCTCCACCATCGTCACGACTCCAATTATAATTTGCGGAGGTTGATGGAAAGAAGGGCTCATAAATCTCGTCAGCTGTAAAAGTCTGCCGACCAAAAAGTTCGCGTGTTGTTCTGCGAAGAGCCTCTTGGATTTCGTCCTTATTATTTTTAAAGGGACAAAAATCCGGATCCTCAATAGGGTCTGCCATAACAGGAGAAGTCAACTCCATAACAGTATCTCTAATAGATTTCTGTATCATGCTCATAGGAACACTAGGCATACCTTTTTTAAGGTAAAGAACTGAATCAACGAATTGCATAAATTTTTCGTTATCTTGAATCCGCATGTTCGCAATAAATAAATTGTAGGAACCACCCAATAAAACATCGGGGCGGAAAAAAGGTTTCAAGAGAACCTCTTCAGGCATAAGCCAGTTAGGTTTAGGGGTTAATTCTTCCCCACGAAAAAAAGCAAAAAAGGATGTGAGTTTCCACTTAAAAAGCTTAACCCAAGAACCCTCCTTGTTGTTTGACACGTATTTCAAAATTAATTGAATCGTGTTTAAATAGGCTAAATTACTTCTATAAATTTGAAATAACGCTTTAGGATTCTCTCTACGGAGAACTGAGCGCTGGCTGGAAAGCCATTTAGCCGATCGTGGACCTTCAAAGCCGAAGATAACGTAAAGTTTTGTTATTGCGTCCACGATTTCTATTATTCTAATAACTTCCTCTTCATTTAAACCTGACCAGTTCGCTAAAGCGTTTATGGTAGGTAGAAAGTGGAGCCGATGATTCTGTTCATACCAGAAATCATTTCGTTCCCCTTTCAGTAGAGGTAAGTTAAATGGTGGGTCTTTTCGGACCTCCGTAACTAATCGCTTTTGTCCTTTCGGACGAGAGAGTAGTGTTTGCTTTTCAATCGAAT